ATCCATACTGACTCTAGTATAATTTTCTTTATTGTCTACATTACCGTGTAAGTGTTCTTGTAAAAATAAGTGACTTTGGCCTGTATTCAAGGTTACTGGTTGTGCATAACGTAAACATTCTTTTTCAAATTTTTCTAAGCTCCATTTTTCACTTAACACTTGCTTAGTAAGTTGCCTACTAATAGCTAAATCTAATATCCACATAGTATTAGTTTTCTCTGCGCGAGTAAAAGGTGTCCAAATGGTTCTGCAACCTCTACCATTGCCTACAAATATGCCCTGATGAAACCATAATCTGCGTCCTGCCTGTGCCTGATTAGGTATAACGACTCGTAGCGTACCTTGTCGTTGTATTAAATACTTTTTATAATTAATTCGTTGTGGAATATATTCTTCTACAAATTTATCAAATTTCTCCATGAAATCTTTTCTGCTGCATGCATTTTGCACATGGGCCGCAACCTTGACTATTTCAGCAGGATTTAGAACTTCGTGTAAAGTTTCTAGTTCTTTTACGTGTGGCATTATTTCTTGTATAATAGACAATGCCCAAGCAGGCCAATTATACTTTCCTAAATTATAATTTAGAGTTTTGTTATTCCACTCTTTTTCGGTTATTTTTAGTTCTGTCATTGATTTTTCCTTAAAAATTTTAATAAATCAATAGTGTCATTGATACCGTTACTAAGGCTAACTTTAGGTTTCCACCCTAAAGTTTGTGTGATTAAATTATGATCGCTGTTTAGGTAATAGAGTTCACCAGGCCTAATAGGTTTTGAATCCCAAATAATTTTTCCTTGCCAGTTCAATTTATTAGCAATTAATTGTGCATAATCCTTGATCTTAATAGGATTGTCTGGTCCTAATGTGAAAGTTTTGCCTTCGCACAAGGTAGGATTATTAATTACTTGCTCCCATGCGTCAACTAAATCATCAATGTAGATAAAGTTTCTATAAGGTTCTGCGTATCCTAAAGAAATTTCGTTAGGATTACTTAACATTTGTGAAATAATTTGTTCAGTTACAAAAAAGTTATTATCTTTTCTGCCGTAGCTATTTGTTTGCCTAATTATTGTAAACGGTAAATTTAAACAACGTCTAGCATATTCTAAATATTTTTCAACGCCAAATTTAGCAATAGAATATGGAGCATTGGGACTGGGTATAGTGTGTTCGTTAAACGCTATAAATTTATCAGGAATCAAATTTAGTTTTACTTCGTCGCTAATTGGTTGCCACCCATATACCTCCATTGTGCTAGCAAAAACAAAGTTTTTTAAATTTTTAAGTTTACTAGCGGTTTCAATTAAGTTAACGCTACCTACATAATTAATTTGACTGAAAGTAATTTGTTCGTAAAAGCTTTGTTCAACTTCTGTTCTAGCAGCTAGATGAACTATTATTTCTGGATTGGACTCTATTACTTCTTTAGTTACTTCGGCAAAATTAAGTAAATCATTTTTTAAAAAATGTAACTCATTATTATGCCCAAGTCTAGCAGATAGGTAGGATCCTATAAAACCGGAATGTCCGGTAATTAAAATTTTCATATAATTGTAATTTGTCGCAAATCAGGATATTGATGATATTCAGGTAATTTGTTGATGGTAGTTAATTTTTCTAAACCAATTTTTGCGTCTTCGATAGTGGGTCTATAGTGATACCCAATCTTGAACGTGCATTGTGATTCCCAAGGCGCAACAGATAATCTGCGTCCGTCGTATCGTTGTTCAATTATGGTACTGTATGCCTGTGCATCATCTAACAGTATAGCACCACCATGCCCTATATGTAAAGGTTTATTGTGCCCAAAACTCAGACACTGCATTTGTCCCGCACGATACATGTTTCTTTCCAATCTACGTGCGCTATCCCAGATGTTAGTGCCGTGAAACGGATATTCACCAACCCAGGTTTCTTCGGTGTACAAATATGCAATGCCCAACTTGTGCATGGTCATTGGTATACTAAGATAGGTGAATGGAGTAAATGCTGTTTGAGTGACAGCATGGTATCGTAGACACATTTCAATCGCATGAGTACAACAGTCGGTCATTATGGCATAAGGTGCACCAGTGTACTCGGCTAATGCCTGTTCAAATTTTAATATTTGATCAAACATTTTTTATATTTTGAACAAGTTGTTGTATATCGTTGGTATACCGTTTACCTAAATCAATGTTGTAAAACAATTCCATATTTTTTTTCCTCCTGTTATGTGTTTTGATAAAAATTTCATGTAGATTTTCTTTGACTAAATCATCTAATATCTCATGAAGTTTAAACATTCTTTTAAATGGATCTGGTTCTATATCATAGTAATCATGATTTATGATATCGTCGAATGTATCAATCCCGTAGCCTCTCAGATGTTCAACAGAACCTGCACAACTAAACAATAAAAATAACTGTCCAGCTGCAATAGGTTTCCAAGTTTTTTCTGATATAAAAAAATTGTGTGCAACGGTAGTTTCGGTTACTAAATTTATGTAGCTGTTACGATATGCAGGATGTGACAGGTCTATATGGTGAGAACAAATATTTGTATCTCCAAACATAGGTAAATTAGCGCTAACATTATCCCATTCGGTAATTATATTGTTAGGAAGCAGAGGTTCGTCACCTCTGTTGTTTTTTATATTAACTGGATCTGTGTGTATACTAAAAAAACAATCATCATAGTATGATTTATTTTTTAATACCAAATAATTGTAAATTCTGTGAGGTCGCGGAGTGCCATTTAAACAGCAAACTTTGTATCTTCGTTTTACACGATTGATTCTGTTATTACCAATTGCTTGATCTTTAAGAACATTTTTTAAAAAATAATAATAAAATGGATGATATACTAAATTTGATTTTTGTAAATGATGGGAGGAATCCGACGACAGTATCAGAAAGTTTAGCAGATAAGTTTTTATTTTGTCGTGTAGATCAAACGGAATATTACCAAAATTACTATCACTAAAGAAAATAACTAAAATTTTATTTTTATCTGTAGTGATCAATGTGCGGTCATTCAAATCAATGCATTTGCATCCGTCAATGAATACAAAATTAGGATCTGTTAGACTATACAATCCATTTTGTAGATAATCAGGAAGGTCAGGAAGGGTCAGCATCTCTAGTATACCATTTGTATGCACTATCAATTAACTGATTGATAGTTGAGTAGTTGGGTTTCCATTTTAGTAAAGTATAAGCCACTGTGTAATTGGCAACCAGACGATCCGGGTCACCAGGGCGTCTTGGACCTACTGCGACCGCAATGCCATTGTAGTTCAGCATCACATAGTCAATGATTTCTTGGTTGCTGATACCATGCTCAGTACCAAGATTCATTACCGCAGCATGTTTCTCAACTTGATTGTTCATCCAATCAATGGCACGTATATGTGCATCTGCCAAATCCCATACATGTATATAATCACGTATACAAGTACGATCTGGGGTGTCGTAATCAATACCGTTCAAAGTAAATGTTTGACCAGCCAACTTGGCTTCTAGTATCCTGGCAATGATATGACTGGCACCAGGTGCTTGTCCAAGATCATGTGCGAAAGGCTCTGCTCCGGCTGCATTGAAATATCTAAAACACACACTGGGAACGCCGTATGCTGCATGATAATCGCTCAACATGCGTTCAGTCACATGCTTGCTAACACCGTAGGGACTGATAGGCAATTTGGGATCTGATTCATACACAGGTACAATCGCAGGATTGCCGTACACACTGGCACTGCTACTAAACAGTATCAGGGGTTTTTTGTCTAAATCCTTTACATGTGTCAGCAGTGTAATAGTTTTTGCAATGTTGTTTTCGTAGTATTCTGCAGGATTGACCATGCTTTCGCCAACCAAACTACTGCCTGCACAATGCACAATCACGTCAGGCTGTATCTCACTAATCCACAGCAAACTACTTTTACTAGCATAATCTTCGTGTAAATATCCATCTATGCCTTTAAGGGTGTGATCTCTGCGCACACGGTCAATGGTGTAGACCCGATTATCTTTGTCGTGTTGCTTTAATGCTCGTGCGATGTGGCTACCAATGTAACCACATCCGCCTGTGATAACTATTTTCATTAGTATTTGCTTTTGTGTGTGTGCTTACGATAGTCAGTACTCATACGCGACCAAGACTCGCCCGTGCCTTCTAGTATGTCACAAATGCGATCAATGGTACCATCAGTCCAATCACTAATGGCGCCCATACCAGGGTGCGGATACTCCAGTAGTTTATTAAGTTTAGTAATTGCATCATCTATGCTCCAAGGAATGTAAAGACGTTCTGAATCATTGGCAAACGTTTCAGGAAAACTGCGATACGCAGGATACAACACATTGGCACCCAGTGTATCTGCTTCGCTTACAGTGTTGCTTACCCAGTCTTGCAATGCGCAATTAAACAACACTCTGGTATCA